TCTGTATGTTGTGTCTAGGTACATTTTATTTTCTTTGCAGTAAACCTCAACTTGTCTTACTGTATGTGAAAGAAACTCTGGGTCTTCGTCCTGTATTTTCACATCTCTCGTTTCCCATCCTAATTCTCTCGCCGTTTCTTCAACACATCTTATTATTTGTTGTCTTTCTTCCTCAGTCAATGAGTTTATGTTTATTCTTATAATAATGTCATCTCCAGCGCAACCTCCTCGCTTAATTTTAATATGTTTATGTAATCTTATCTTTTTTAACTTTTCAATCAGTAATCTTATATATATCGCTGTCCTCATTGTGTTGTCATCACTTGTCGTTGTATCTCCACTAGCTTGTCCACCAATTATTAAACCTGAAATGATGTTTCTAAACGCCACTTTTCTAATTATTAATGTATCATACCTATTCCTTATGTAGTATATTTCACTTAATTTGCCATTTGATTTCAATAGTTGCAAGATTCTTGCGTCTCTGCATGCTTTCATTTGATGTGGATGTTGATATTTGTCAAAATTTAACATATCCATAGTGATATATTTCCCTTTTCTTTCCAATTCTATCAAATATCTCATTTCAGTATACATATTAATACCTATTTGAGGGTAATCCTCCATTCTATTTTCACTAATCGTATCATTTAACTTTGCATATATCATTGTGTCTGCCACCCTTAAAGGTAATGATGGTGCTTGTATTAGCCTTGTTACTTTCGGGTTGTTTTCTTCATCCAATGGGATTGTTTCAACTTTCATGTATATTTGATATATGTCTATTGGATTTTTCCTGTGTTTATCTGTTATTATAATTTCCCTTATTAGTTGTATTATTTGATACCACTTTTCCTCCATTTCTTTATCATTTATGTCTTTCCATCTTTTTTCGAGTATCGTATGTTTTGCCATCTCACCAGCCGTACCTTTTGTTGTCAGTGCCCTACTTAAGGCTTCTTTTTCAGTCACATTACTAATTTTTAATTTTGAGTATTCTTCTACTAATAAGTCATAAAATCTATCCATATGATATTTACTATTGTATGGTTTGACCCCTGCTAATCTTTTATTGATGGCTTTAACTAACATATCATCATCTAGCAACGCATGTACCCTCTCGTTTATTCTTTGTTGTAGTTCTATTGATGGTTTAAACCATCGTGTAATGTCTAAATATAATTCTCCTTCATTGTCTTTTAGTTTGTTTTCAGTATTAGTTGCACACCATCGAGAACCTGAGTTAATCCCGCTTGTTAGCCCCTTCTTTATCCAGTACTTTCCAACTCCTTTATTGCTTATTTTCACTGCTGCGTTATATTTATACATTTCTTTATCTATTGTGGTCCATTGACCTTCCATTTCATCACTTTCTGCTAATGAACCTGCCACTATCATCGGTAGTAGTATATATTTTAAAATTTTTGGACTTTTAATTATTTTCATTACATACAGTGCGTAAGTTATTATGTATATTATTTTTGATACAATCGTCATGTTGCTTGTTAGTACTGATGTCAAAACTGATGAATCAGTTTGATTTATCAGTAGTAGAGATAATGCTATTGACGAAGTTAACATCGCCCATATCATAGAGTTTCCTAGTATTAAATTGATCATATTACTTATCACTATACCAAATATTATTTTCTTTTTTTCATCAGATGCTTCTTTTGACACATATGCATTTGCTCTCCAATGTGCTGTAGCCCATTGTGGTTTCTCTGTACCTAGTATAAACATTGCCATACCTCTATCTAAAATTGATGCATTTGATGAATCAATTATCATACCTCCTGCTTTTTCGATTAACGTATTGGCCATCAGTACTATTGCTGTCATTGCTTTGTCTATGTTGTATGTTGGTATTTCAGTCAGCTTATTGATAAACAGCATATTTACCCCTGAACTCACCCAATTACCTATTTGTTCTATTATCATTTCCATTAATTGTTTAATCGCTTCCATATTCTTCTTGTTGTTTTGTCATATCTAATTCCTCTATTTCAAAATTTAACTCTTTTGCTATTACCCTTAATTTTGGGTATGCTATATACATGTAATTTGTATTCATATCTATTAGTATTATTCTTAGTAAACTCATTTTTGTTATGTTTCTACCTTTACCATACTGTGATATCGTTTTCTCAATATTTTCCAATCTCTGTGACATATTATTTGCCCTATCATATTGACTAGCGTCTTCATCCTGTACTTCTATAATATTTATTTCTTTATTGTCTTTCATTTCTTCTATTTTATCTATAGTCTTTTTGACTAACTTTTTCGTTTCTCTAGTTGTTTTTAGTTTGTCTTTTTCAAAAATAATATTTTTAAACCCTCTTTTCTTTAAATATGCGGCTGTTACATCCATTGTCTGGCTTTCATTGTACCCACCACACAACTTAAGTGTTATACTATTATCCCCTTTCTTCTCACCAAATACTTCTGCTTTTGCTTT